ATTCCTAAGAAAATATTAGACATTGGTGCCTGGAATGGATTTTGGACAAAAAATGTAAAAAAAATATGGCCCGATGCTCATTATACTTGCATTGAAGCTGGCCCAAAGCATGAACAGAAATTAAAAAAATTAACTTCAGACTATCACATAGCAGTGTTAGGCAATGCTAAAAAAGAAGTCAAAATGTATCTACGGGAAATTGATAAGGGACATAGGAAGAAAGTTACCTATACAAAAGGGGCAACATTATTTGGCATATTTAAAGATTATGAAGTGAGGCAAATGCAAACACTTACGGAACTAGTTGGAAACAACGCCCAATATGATTTGATTAAACAGGACGTCCAGGGAGCTGAAATAATGATAATGGATGGTGCCAAGAATGTATTTAAGAGAGCAAAATATGTCATTCAAGAGGTTAACTTAGAAAAGGATCCTAAGTTTCCGGACATGCCGTCAGTTTCAGAGATGGATAGATATATGTTCAATCTTGGATTTATGAACAATCATGTTATAGACAGTAAAAACAACTCCGGACAGATCGATAAGATCTATTTTTGAAATTTTTTTACAATATTGTTGTAGGTATTGACCTCCATGTGTAGTTGAAACAATGGATGTCTGATGTATTTTCTTGTAGTGTTGAAAAATTTTATTGACTTTGATCTTGTCAATAAAAACACATTAGGGTTGTATTTTATCTGCTTACCGGCAAGATGCACGTAGGCGGCAGTGCCATCATTTCTTTCTTTGAAAAACCAAAGACAAATGACATCTGGATCATAGTCAATAGTATCAAAATTTTCATGTAGCCTTGCCTTAGTTTTGTACTGATCACAAAACTCTTTCCATGTATGATGTTGTGTGTTATTTTGGTTTTCATACAATTTATCATAATCGTTTAGATTAATGATGTTGGTTGCCAGTATGTGTTCTACTGGTTCTGTATGATAATTTTGTGGTTTTAGTTTGTCCCAGTTCATTATGCACTGAAAAGATTGATTGCTTCTTTTTTCCAATCATCTGAATATTCACAGTGCCTGTATCCATCGAACCATGGTCCACCCTCAGTGTAGTGGAGTATCTTCGGTGAACCGTTTTCCGGTTCTCTATACCAACCCACCAACCAGTTGTAATGATGTGGTAGTGACCCGATGTCGCTATCCTCTAACCATGAAAACCTGTGTAGAAATTTTGGTGTCTGCTGGTTTAGGAATTCTGGTGTAAGTATTTTGTTTTTTGGATGTTCACAATTCCAAAGCACCATGCTACTCCAATTTTTCCTCGGATATACAGTCTGTACCTGTCCATCCATTTTTGTTGTTTCTTTTGGAGTGTAATCGTGTTGTACACACACAACAGCCTTGCTTGGGTCCATGTATTTTATTAGCATATGACTTGGAATTTTCCAAAGGAAATCACAGTCACAGAAAACTGCCCACCCTTTGAAGTCATTCAAATATGGTACAAAAAATCTTGTGAATGTAAATTCAGTTGAGGCTAATTTATCTTTTTCACGTGTATAAATGCCCTGTGCTCTCATGTCATTTTGTTTTAGAGCAATTACTTCTGCCGATGGATCTCTGCGTGTAATAGAGTGTTCGCACACTTGATATGCTATATCTTCTCTTGAGTCCCAACCAACGTAAATTTTCATCTAGATAATAATTCGTGTATTTGTTTCCAATTATTTACACGTATAATATCAGGATGAACAAAGTCTCGGTTGTACGCATGGTCAATTAATATAGGCTTTAATCCGTATTTGAGCCCTGCTAGTGCGTTTTTTGGCTTGTCTTCAACCCAGTACAGCCCGGTATTATGAAATTCAGCCAAGGCGGAATCCTTATCTGCTCCGGTGTCCAAAATATGATAATTTTTAAAAATATGCTCACCAAATAATTCTCCTAATCTTTTTTTCCTTACTTTCTGTGCAGGTATGTCAGATGTTTGAGAAGTAATTGGTATGAATGTCCAACCTTCTGCCGCTAATAGTTTTACCCATGTCTGCGAGTCTTCAATCGGACATTGTGTTGCCATCCAGGCACTTTTATTGAACTCTCTTATTTCTTTCCTAATTTCAGGTATGGTAAGTCCAAATCTTTCAGCCATTTCGTATGTGTTTTGTTTATTAGGCAAAAGTTTGTAAGGATATATTTTTTCTTCATTGTTATTATAGTATGAACGTTGTAACATCCAATCAGTGAAATGCCTTTCCCATTCGAGAAGGACGCCGTCTACGTCTGTAAGGATTATTCTATTTGATGTCGGCATCTTCCATACCCGCCACCCTCAACTTCACAATGTTTGTTATTTGCCATTGTTTTTGATCGAGTCCTTTGGTGATGCCTAACCATTGATTCCTTATAAGTGCAAAGTCGTTGATAATTTTATCCATGTCAACAACATCATTTTCACCGTCTACATACTTCTCTGCATCTCTGCTAGATAATGCTCTGTTGTAGTTTTCAAGATATTTTCTAAAAGTTTTCGATCTTAGTCTTCTTAATTCTATGTTTAAATATTCTAAGATTGCTTCTAGCTGTTGCAATTGGCTGAATCTCTCCTCTACTATACCTGGCAGTGCGGCACTGGCTCTTTCAAGGTTGCCATAAATTTTACATTGTTTTCTTGCTTCTAATAATTCTTTGTCAAAGTAAGCGATACAGTCTGGTATCTTATCTAGATTCCTGCTTACTTCGTTGTACCAATTAATCATCTTCCCCGTATCCGTCTGACTCTTCATCTTCCTCGAACACTGTGGAAATCGCTTCTTCTAGTTTTGGATCGTATTCAGCAGACGCTTTTATTTCGTCGATGTCGACACCAATGTCTTCTAAACTTTTAATGAAGTCGATGGCCATGTCTAGTTTTTGTCTCTCTGGCACATAATGTACAACAGAGTCCCATAATCTTTCGATGTCTTCGTGCGTGAAGTCAATCATTATTATTCGTATTCCTCAGCTTGTTCAACATGGGCCACTTCTTGAAAATCGGACATTATCATATCTAATTTATCTCCTGTCCATGCTTTTCGAAACTCTATGTGCTCTTTACCTTTTGCATCTACATACTTCAATCTGTTTCCTGTCTGTACAAGTAAGCCCTTTTTCTCAAACAAGTCCACTAATCCACTGTATGGATCCATACCTGTGTCATATGGAATCTTTACCTGCACACCTTCAAATGGTTTAGCATATCTTGTCTTCATAACTTTACAAGCGGCTCTTATTCCCCTTACATCTGAAACTTTGTTGCCTTTTTCGTCTTCTTTTAATTTTAGTTTCTTCATTGCAACAACAATACTTGAGGCATATATAAATCCTTGTCCTCCTGATATCTTGTCATCCGGATCGAACATGTCTTGTGATGCATAAGTGTGGTTGGTTGCTATGAGTCCCACATTCCAACTGCCAAACATGTTTACACAGTTTCTTACAAGTGCGGTCAAAGCCTTAGGTTTTCTCCCTAAGTCACCTTTCATCTCACCTGCTTCGAACTGGTTTACGTCAGTTGGCGTTAGTAACATACCTAAGCTGTCTATAACAAATAATACTTTAGGTGCTCCTTCTTTGTTATCGGCGTGTTGATCTTTGTAACCTTTCATGAACTCTGAAACGGTTTTAGCCACGTCATCGACCATGGACATACTTAATTTCATTAGTTTATCTTCGGAAGTGTTGACATTAAGGGCTTGTAGCCACTGTTCATCTAATGCGTTTTCCGTATCAATGAGAATAACAAATATACCTTGGTCCTGAGCATTTTTTATAATGTTTCCTGATGCTATGTAAGACTTTCCTGCACCTGATTCTCCTGCAAGTACAGTGACTTTGCCTAACGGAATACCTTTGTTGAAATCACTTGTCATCAAATAGTTCAATGCATAATTTCCTGTTGATATCCAGTCAGTTGGATCACTAAACCCTATGCCCAGACCCTGGATTGATTTGGTAATACTTTTTCTAAACTTTGTTGCGTCAAATACTTTAGTCATAATTTATATCCTTGTAATCTATATTAGCATACCTAGGCCCTAACGTCAATGCTAGGGCCTTGGTAAATGTCAGATTATTTTGCTTGTCTTGATCTAATCAACTTCAAGATGTCTTCTGCTCTTTTCGCACTGTCTCCTGTAGGAGCCGTAGCCGCCGCTGGTTGTGGTGCTGGTGCAGATTCCGTAACAGGTGCCGCAGTTTGTGCCGCTTCTGTTACTGTTGCCGCTGGAGCCGATGCTGTTGGTACAGCCACCTGTGGTTTACCTTGATAAGCCACGCCAGCTGGCCTGAAGTATTGTCCGTACTGCTCGAGATCGTAAGCCTCACCTTCCACAGATTTTTCAAACAATTCCTTGATTATTTTTACTTCTGCTTCAGATGGTTCTTTTGGTCTGAAGTCATTTAGATTGAACAAGCCATGTTTTTCAATCGCGGCTCTCTCCGATTCTTCAAGAGCCCTTTCTCTTCTTGACCATTTTGATGTTGAGTAGTCAGCGTATCCACCTTTAGTTGTTTTAGTAATTCTAAAATCAACACCTTTAACGTAATCAGTTGGCATTTCCTCCATCTCTGGATCCATTAATGCACTTCTAATGATGTTAAAGATCTGAGGTCCAATTATAAATCTTCTGATTGGATTCTCAGGTGTTGTGTCCTCTGCCAACGGATTTGTTGTAACAAAACCTTGGAAAATATAACTTTTCTTTTTCCAATATTTTCTTCCCATGTCTTCCATGCTCTTGTCTTTGAACCATGGTCTAACTTCTGTTAGCACTGGACAAGTTTTACCATACATCTCCATGCAAGGGACCTGTACCGTTACTGGTCTTGAATCAGTCTGACCCTTGATACCTGCGAAAGGTAGTTTGATCATGTTTCTTTCAGTCCAGAAAAAAGTGTTGTTAGTGTCTTTGTCAGGTAAGAATCTAATTACCGCTTCTGAGCCTTCTGATATGTTCCAGTGTGGGTAGATGGCGTTGTCGCCGCCTGTTGATGAAGTGGAGCGATTCACTTCTTGAGATTTTAATTTCGCTCTTATTTCAGCCAATGATGCCATAATGTAAGCCTCCTTTTATTGTGCCTATGTTGTTTGTGCCTAAATGTATATCAGACATATAGTACATAATATACAACTATATTTATCTAATGTCTACTACTATTATTGGTAATTTTCTAATTAGAACCACAAGATTTAACACACGTTGGCAAAAAATTATTAGATGATATAGATTCTGCGATGTCAACACTGTGTAATGGTGTATTGCCAAAATAACAACAAGGTGTAATTACTCCCGAAGCATTTAGGAAAATGCTTTTAAGTGCCAAGTGCATACAGTTTTTTCTTTTGACTTGATGTATTTTATTTTTACTGGTGTTTTTGTTAAGTATTTGTCCTTTCCTTTTCCATTGTGTTGTGTGTTTACTCCACGGCCTTATATCTATGGGTTTTCCAGTTCTATAATGGAACGATGTTTCTGTATATCTAGCATTCTTTACAAACTCAAATCTTTTGAAACCTAGTTTTTGTGAAAGTTGTATGCATGATTTTATTTGATGTTCGTTGTGAGCAAAAGGTACAAACTGCCATACCGCGTTACCTCCCTCGTCTATAAAAGACTTGGCGTTTTCGATTACTTTGTTCCAGTTTGTTCCTTGCTTGTAAATGTGATGTGTGTCTTGTAAGCCATCTATGGCAAACCACACAGTTAAAGATTCTCTCAT